ACTCTCCCTTCTTACCTGCTCTAGAATCAGTATAATTAGTCACAGTACAAGCGCCAGTAGTCAACATCATCTTAGGTACACTACCTTCTAGTACAGGTATCATTTCCATCTGTACTTTAGGCGAACCGAACACGCATGAGTTTATTCCGCTCATGCCCTGTAGACCAGTCATCGGGTTTACTGCAGTAGGCTGAATCTTAATGTCTGACATGATTGATACATACTTGTGAATATCATGCCGATTTGCGTCTAGATACTTCTCTATTCTCTTAGACCAAACATCACAGCCTTCATCAGTAAAAATAGATGTTGGGTTCCTATATCTACCAGCAATAACGTGGATATCTGCATTTATAAAATCAGCATAGGCCTCCATATTTAGAATAAAATTATCATGGACTGGCGTATCGTTCTGTGCCCAAGTTATGATAAATCTCTTCTTTCTTTTATTAAAGGATTTTGCTTTTGCTAGTTTTAATTGAGGTGATTCTTCTTGCGTCTTAGTAGTAAGTCCTAATTTAGATACCCATCTTTCTACTGTTCTGCTTGAAACATCATAATTATCTGCAAGAGAAGCTATTCGTTTTTCCCAAGAGAGTTCTTTATTAAAGTAAGTTTCGCTAATTTTAATCTTGTCATTTTCTGTTAATTCTTTAAATCTCATAATTAAAGATAGATTTTTTTTGATAGTATATTATATCAAAAAAATCAAAGAAGTTCTTCTTTATTAAAGGTTTTATCAGATAGCCTAGGATCAGTGTTTTCACTGACTGGCGTTGAGACTCCAAGTTCTTTTTGTAAATTAAAGAATTCAGAATGTATTGGTGCTGGCGTTAACTTTTTAAATTCATTAAAATCAGACTTTATAATAGCTGCTAATGCGTCTTCTGATTTTACTAAACTTGGCATCTCTACCAAGTTAAAGTCTTTTGACATCCTAATTGGAATATTTCTTTTTTTGATATAGTCAAACTGAATAGCATAATCGTGTAGTCGTCTACCACTTGTTCCCCAAAGTATAGGAGAGTATTCAGGTGAAAGAGACTTAAGCACATCATCGATGAGTCCACTGCTAATTATTTTGTAATCCTGTATAAGAGTCGGGTTTGTCTGTTGAATTTTACTTAACATGCTATTAAGAAACTTCTTAGATATAGGAGAGCCCTTAGTCTTTTTGTTTGGGTGAATAGCAATCAAGACAACAGGTTTACCGTTTTTATTCTTTAACTGTTCGGCTGCCTGCAAGTGTCCAATAGTAATAGGCTGAAACTGGCCTACCATTATGTTTACTTTTTTCGGTCCTTTCGTCTCTTCTAAATTAGCATGTTCCTTCTCACTCAATAGTGGTGCATCGTCTGGTGAATCTATAAACTGATTAAAGCTTGGAAATAAACCCTCGTATATTGCATCTCCTAATACTAGATTTCTTACTTTTTGAACTATTAAATTTAACTGTGATACTAGATCAGGAGTAAAGAAGCCAGAACTAGAACGTTTTCTAGGCTTCCTAAAGAAATTTAATAAGACTTTATAGATCTCAGCATTAATTGTGCTCTTCTTTATCAAAGTAACCACTGCCTTATCACCAATTAAAGGTATGTTTAAGGCAAATTCAGCTCTCTGTAAGTATTCAGGTACTTCTAATTCAAGTCCACCATACTTAACTGAGTATTCTTCAATGAAATCTGTGTAGATCTTATTGATTAAATTTATGTATTTCTGCTCGTAATTTGATCCATCTTCACATGCTGATCTTAGTTCATCAGTCTGATACATCTCGAAGTGATTCATTAAGTCGATAACGATTAACCAGATATAATCCTGTGAAATGTTTTTAGTTGGACCCGTTTCCTGCTTTTTCTTTTTAAACATTGGATCTACTATCTTTGCTAGATATGAACTCTCCTCCCCGTTCTCCAAGCCAAAAAACCTAAATATTAAAGTTTCAAACTCCCTATCTCCAAAGTCAGCACTTTTTTCTGGACATAAGATCGCAATTATGTGTTTTGAGAATGATCTAGTTTTGAACTTTTCCTCTAATTGAGAATCTTCAGAATAAACAAAGTTTAAAATTTCTCTTCTTTGCTCATCATCTAATTTACCTTCAAATATAATCGGTGGTGGTTCTACTTCTAAATAGTTTGCCCATTTAGTTAATTGCTCTAGTGATTGTACTGTTTCTATAACGTTTCCTGAATCATCTAGTCGTTGGATATAACAGAGTATCAAGTTGTTTTTCATAGGTCGCCCTACCATATTACTATGATCTCCTCTATTAAAGTATTCAAATCCAAAAAAGAAGTTAGACGGAATCCTTTCTCTTTTTGGTTGAGGCATGCTCTCAAAGAAGCTAACTGCTGGATTGTAATACTGCATCAATACTCGATCGACATAAGTTATCTCTCCATTTTTTTTGAAGTATTTAAAAGAATCATCAGTAGTCTTCTTTACTCCAAAAAAAGCGCCGCTTACTTTTTCGCTTATTATCACATAGTTATTTAGGATGCCATTTAAAAAAGCGTCTCCCTTCTTTTCTTGAAGTTCTTTAAGATGGTTTATACCTGACATAGTTTTATGCTTCTTGTTCTTCAGCCGGTTGTTGTGGTCTAGTGTCAGTTGGCTGCTGCGGTTGAGTTTCAGCAGGTTTTGTGACTTGCATTGATTTTCTAACAGTCGGCGAATCTATACTGATCGAGATAGTTGCAACATTATCTGAATCCTCAGCGTTTTCAGTAAAATAATCAATTACTTTTTTTAGATTTATATTATTTGGCTGATCTCCAAAACCACCCGCTGTTTCTATCTTACTTCTTAAATTTTTAGTAGCTTTCCAGCTTCCTTCATAACTTATCGACCAACAGTAGAATCTAACTTCTTCCGCCTTACTGTCATAGTAGTGCTGTATGTCTTTTATTCTTTGAATAGCTCCGTTTGCATCTTTATAAGTAGTTGCTCTACCTAAGTAATCTGATGGGACTCCGAACTTAACTCCATCTGAAAGAGCTTCCACTAATTCTTCTATTCTTTGGATGACAACGTCTGTGTCATATCCTTTAAGAGGAATAGTCATTACTTCAGCTTCGTTTACAAACTGTGAAAACTTTTTTAACTTTGGCATTAGTGTCTATTTTTTTATTATTTATTAAAAACGCAATTAATTATTTGCCAATTGAGTTAACACAGCGATAAACCGTTCTTCGCTTAACTGATCAAAGTTATTCTTAAACCTAATTAAATCATTGTCTAATTTGTCATCTGTTATTACTTCTATGAATTCACTAAATATCTCATCAAATAGATTTTTCTCTGACTCTAAATTCTCAAAATTCTCAAAATAGTCCTTCTCTCGTACTTCCGTATTGATTTCAGCAGGTCGGCTAACATATAGAATTTTGCAGTTTTGCCACAGTTCACTATTCAAGATCTTTCTAAACTCACCAATGAGCCTGTCTCTATCCATTCTTTCTCGATAGATGGACCATACGTATGCTGAGAATATACAACGATCAAATACTATTACTTGGTCTTTTAAAATAGACTGATTAAGTTCTAAGATGGTTAAAACATTTGCGATACTAAAATAGTGTACACCTGGGCCATCTTCTTGATCTCTTAAGCCTAGCGACTCAATGTATTTTGCAAATTGAAACTTATAGTAGTGGATCTTAGGATCTTTGTTTTCTTCAAAGAACCTTTCCATTAAAAAAGTTTTACCGCTGTGTCTGTGCCCCTCTATTAGAATTATCATATTAACTTTATTTTTCTTTTTTTATCAACTTTAAAATCAAGCAGTCTAAATACATTTGACTTATCAACAAAATAGAAATTAACTTCGTATTTTCTACTCAATGACTCGAAACCCGTTCTATACTTTATAATCTGTTCTAGTGTATCCTCGTAGATATCCACGGTCGCTATCTCTGGGTATTTGGTTAACTCCTTTAATAACGTATCAAACTTTTCAGTAACCCTACCTAAACAATAGATTGCATCAAATCCAAACACTGCCTTTTCTATTACTCGTTTAACATAAGTTCTAAGCTGTTCTGTCCTGTGTGTTATAAGTATTGTTCTACTGTTTATATCCAGCATCGATTGCTGCCAATCGTCTAATACCGGTGAAATAAATTGAATATTATGAATGGACGTGTCCATCGATAATGGGTGATCGTAGAATGAGTATGGCGTTGGGAATGAGAAATAGCCATCTGTTGATTTTTCTACATGCTTACTAGCAGTATAGCTAGGCATTCTAGCAACAGTTTCATCTAAATCAAATACTGATATCTTAGTTAAATTTTTCATAATAATACTTATACTATATTTTATTGATAAATAATAAAAAGTTTTAACTTAATAGTGACTAAATACCTTACATTATTTGAAGATTTTTCTAAAGAAGACAATAAGGCAAGTTTCGCTCCTTCCTGGTCAGACCTTAGAGATACTGTACAGAGCAGACTTCCATTTGCAATCATCATATTTTTAAACAAAGAAAGTTATCTACTTACCAAGTCAACTATGCTTGCTGAATACAACTGCATTTATCAAAAAGCGTTTCTTTCTAAAAACGGAAGACTTGTTGCATATCCATCAGTCTTCATAAAACTAGACGAGTCTCAACCTTTTATAGAGAGTATACCTAAACTATATGAAAAGCATAAAATAAAAGCAATGGTAGTCGGTAAACAGGGAGAAGAGTACGTTAGCTACTATTTCAAAAACGGCAGTTCTGCAGTAATCGGAAACGAAATAATGACCTCTATAGACAAGGACGATATGAAAAACGAAGATCACTTTCAACTAGGTTCCAATCTATACCGCTTTGTTGATTTCGTAGGATAGAAACTTTTTATGTTTTCTAAGTACAAGCCTAAGTAATAAAAGATATCGAGGTACATAAGATGAATGAAGAGACCAAAAAGAAAATAGCCAAAAAGTTTAGTGAAAGTCGAGCAACCGTTTCAACTGAGATCTATGAAAACATTGAAAAACTGAGTAATCTTAAAACTCTTAAGGTTGCACAAGTAAACATGCTTTCCCTTAGGCAACGTCTTCTTGAAGACAATCATACTCTTTTAGAGAACATTACTACCTTACGTAAAAAGTTTAGGGAAGAGCGATCTAGCGAAATGGAAAATCTCTCTAAAAATTTACAAATTAGATATCAGTCTAATGAAAAGACAGTTGTGATTGAAGGTAAGACTTCAAGTACAAAGGAATCACTAGAGCTTTTTGAAAATCAAATTTCATTCTATAGTGAATCTATTAAAACAATCGACAGCATAATTTTTGGAATAAAGACTAGGCTAGACATTGAAAAAACACTGGGTTTATAAATTGTGTTAAAGTTTAAGGTCACTCACGATAAAAAATTCATAAAGCTCGTAGAGACAACTCTAAATCAAGAGAGAAATTCTCTTTTTAGTTTCTTCAAAAGAAAATCAAAGAAAGCCGCTTTTAATGTTCTAGTTGATCGAGGTATTTGGGATGGAATGGACTCATTCATCACTAAGGATGGCGAAGTTGCAGTCGGCTTATGGAAAGAAATTTATAATTTCTGTGATAAGTACAATTACTCTTGTGAGATTGAAGGAGCAGACGGCTTTGTTAATGAATCTATCTCCAAAGAATTATATTTGAAGTACATTTCTAATCTACTTGAAGGAGTAATAGACGAACATGGAAACCAGATAATACCTAGAGACTATCAAGTAGAAGGAGCGTTTAGGGCAGTTAAGTATAAATTCTGCACAGAAGAACTTGCTACTTCTGCCGGTAAGACACTAATCTTCTATATGTATAATTCATTTCTAAGGGATGGAGGTAAGATAAACAAGGAAAATAAAAGTCTAATCATAGTACCTAACATTTCATTAGTCGGTCAAACTGCAGATAAATTCAGGATGTATGCAAAACCAGGTAAGGAATGGAACGTTCTATCGATAGGAGGAAAAGATAAGTTTACAGAAGAAAAATTTAACACCGCAGAAGTAGTCATCTCTACTTATCAAAGTTTAGTAAACCTTCCAATTGAAGTGTTTAGTAAGTTCTCAGTAGTTCAAGTAGACGAAGTCCATACTTCTAGGGGAAACTCCATTAGGGACATACTTCTATCTTGTATTAATTGGGAATATCGACTTGGTCTTTCTGGAACAGTCAAAATAGACGAATCTTTTTCTGACTTCTTTAGGATACAGGAAACAGTCGGTCCACTTGTTATGGTACTTTCTGCAAAACATTTGATTGATAATGGATATTCACCAAATATAAAGATAGAGATGGTGCGACTTAAATACGATGAAAGCAATCAAAGTATTCAAAAGTACTGGCACCTAAAGGAAACAGGTAAAGCCATGTATAATAATCCTAAAGATTTTGGAAGAGACATGTTAGCCATTGAAAAAGGAATAATCTTTGAGAGTAAAGAAAGGTTAGATTACATTAGCGACCTCTGTAGAGAAGTAAACAAAAATACTCTTATCTTATTTTCTGACGTAAAGAACGGATATGGCAAGATGATTCAAACTAAGCTGCTTGAGTGGAATAAGAACACATTTTATATTGACGGTGAAGTCGATTCACTAAATAGAGATCAATTCAAAGCTGTTCTTGAAGCTCAAAACGAAGTAATAATAGTTGCAAGTTACGGAACCTTTGCTACTGGTATAGACTCTAAGAACCTTCATCATATTATCCTAGCTGAATCGATTAAAGCGGAGATAACTTTAAGACAGGCAATAGGCAGAGGCATGCGTAAGCTTGCTGAAAAGAATAAAGTAATAGTTTGGGACATAATCGATGAACTTGATGGATATTCTATTCGTCATGCAAAGGTGAGAAAGGAGATTTATAAGGAACAAAAATTTCAAGTCTCAGAAAGTATAGTATCTTTAATAAACTAACAAAAACTAGAAGAAATGAAGGTAGTGTGTATAAACGATGCAAAACAGCCAATTGGTGGACAAGTGGTGCGTGGTCAAGAATACGAAGTATTACGTGAATTTATTAATAACTTTGATCAGAAAGTGTATATCATAGTAGGCGTAGCCAACGAAGGGCGAACCTCAATGGGCTTGCCTTGGCTAGGATACAACGCTAATAGATTTGCAGACTTGCAGGCACTACAACATACACATGATCACTCTCACAGTGAATTACAATTAAACTAGAGTTATTAGGATTACTTAGTTGAGTTCAGCAGTTGTGCACCTGATGCTGTTACAGTAATCATCCGCTAGTTATTAGGTGGTTGAGTAACAAAATTTTTAAATCCTTCTATATCTTGTTTAGACCCTAATACATAAATTTGATTACTTTTATCAACTACTACATCAATAATTTCAGGTTTAAATCCTAAACCAATTTCTTGAAAATCTTCTAGCTTTCCATGAGGATTTCCGTCATATAAAAATTCCAACCAATCTGTTACTTTTTGTATTACTCCGTCTTTATCTTTTCCCCATAATTCTTGTATACTTTTGCCTGTATACATACTATTATCTGCCTCATTGTTAATTATAGTTTTTGGATTTGTAATATTTACAATTACAGCATGTCTATTTTTTCCATAAACTTTAGTATATTTTGCATTAGGAGTAAAATACAAACCTTTTCCCCAAGCACCTAAATCTGTTCCATCTTTTCCTGCTCCTTCTTTCCTAGTACCAGCTTTACTAGGGTCAAATTCTTTAAATTCAGCATTAGTGCTATGATAAACAATATCTTTTACCTGACTATCAGGAAATATAGTATCTAAGTATTGAGAGTATTGTTTAGCTGTACCTATAGTAGCTAATTCAGGATTAGATTCAAATAGTTCTGCTACTCCTTCTTTAACACTAGTAGATAGTTGAGTAGATATAGGTTTAACTTCATGCTTTTCAGATTTATCAGCTAGGTCAGTTGAATAGTCTTCAAAGAGTTTTAAGTATTTCACAATGATTACTTTATATTCTTTGTGCGTCTTTCTAGTTCTTTAGAAATTAGCATTTATCGTCCATGATGTTGTTCCTACCTTCCAACTAACAGTATTATTTAAAGGGTTACTGGAAAGCATCGCAGTTTTAATTCGTGGTTTTAAGTTAGTTAACAGCTTCTTATTTGGATCACTAGCATTAAGTTTAGATAAATCAGGTTGAATTGTTGTACCCCACCACTTATCAAATGCAGCAACTGCTTTACCTTCATCATCATTAAAGGTTCCTTTAAAGCTTTTCCAAAAGGCAGGATTCTTAAACAACTTAAAAGTTATTACAGACAAACGATGTGCTATATTTTTGGCATTATTTTGATCCTTGGGATTATTCGGATCACCTAATCCTGGCTTAACTGCTGGCTTAACTGCTGGCTTAACTGCTGGCTTAACTGCTGGCTTAACTGCTGGCTTAACGGCTGGCTTAACGGCTGGCTTATTAATACTTCCGCTAGTACTTGTGACCGGTGTAGTCGTGCTTGCTGAACTAGTTGTTCCGCTAGTACCTGCAGTTCCACTGGTGTCAGCTTTTGCCACAGGACTTTTACTTTCAGTACCAATCTCACCTGAGATACCTGTAGGCTCGATGCCATCTTCAAAGATTACTGCTTCGTGAATATTTCTCCATTTTCTATAATTTAATAAGTATGACATAGATTTTACTTTTTTTTTATTTATTTAAGTTTTCCCGATTTTCTATTCGTTCAAAGACTTCTTCTAGTTTTTTAATTATTGGGTGTCTAACTATATCATCTTTTGATAATTCAGATACTCCAATTTCCTCAATCTCTATAAAATATTCAATTAGTATTTCTAGAGCACTTTTCTGTCCCTTATTTACAGATTTCTGTTTAATGTCTCCTAGAAATACCATTTTAGAGTCAGTACCTATCCTAGTCAACAGAGTATGTAGGTGATCTTTTGCTATCTGTTGAGCTTCATCAATTAAAATGATTGAATTATCTAGAGTTACACCCAATGCGAATTTAATAGGTAGAATTTCGATATTTCCACCAGCTTTAAGAGAGTCTGTTGCCTGTTTTCCAATCACTTTTTGAAAATTTGAGATGAATGGGTACATATACATCTCCATCTTTTCTTCCAGTGTTCCTTTTAGATAACCTATCTCCTCATCTTTCGGTACATTAACTGATTTTATTAAGATAATCTTTTTATACTTACCGCTCTCCTCTTTTAGATATTTTAGTGCTCTAGCACAAGAAAGGTAGGTTTTACCTGTTCCAGGAGGACCAGTTATAATTGAAATATCGTGGTTTTCAATTGCAATCAATGCATCTTTTTGAGCTTTTGATTTACATTTTATCTCTATTTTATTTCCAACCATAGCTAAGTTTAAGTTTAATTGACTTCTCTCTTGACTCCATGTGTCAAATTCTTCCTGTTCATCTTTGTTTAATTTAGTTTTACGATTTGCCATATTTTAATGTATTTTAGCTGCAATTATTACACCTAGTATTATTTTAACATAGTGTAATTGAAAGTTTAAGAATCCGCAGACTGCCTGCTGCTGTTTTTCAGTTAATTCAAATTTATCAAAGGATTTAATATTTAAGTTATTAAGAGCGAGTTTTACTTTTGAATCTAGTGACACATCATAGATTTGTAGAAACTCAAAAAGAGTCGCGTTAAAATCAAAATCATGTAAGCTAAATTCGTCAAAGCTATTAAAAAACTTTTTACTATCCCGTATTGTTTTCATTTTATCTGCTATCTTGGGAGACTCAAGCGCATAATCTAGTTTTTCTCTGGGTGCATTTAGTTTCTTTATCTTACTTGACTGGCTTGCCAACCATTCAACATCGTCTTTTCTTAAAGAGATTGAAACACTCGAATCACCTTCAGAATAATAAAAGTCAACTCGTTTCATTAAGTCGCTATTACCTATTTCACTTATTAGGATTGGTGATATCCCTAATTGATCTAATGCTAGACCCGCATCTTCAATCGTCATCTCATAGTAGTCAAACGGGAAGTATGACATAAATGGGATAGACTCAAATAACAGTGTAGTCTTGTCATAGACTAGCTTTTCCTTAGCCTCTCCCATATCCTTTTACTTTTTTATTATTTATTCTAAAAATAAAAATAGGTAGAAGAGAAAATTATAGAAAAACATATTTTTACACTTTATTAAACTATTAATGAAAAACGAGTATAAAAAAATATGGAAGACCTTGAAAAAAAAATAAAAAAACTAGATTTAAAGCAAAACGCTATTAAACTTTTGATTAACTCCATATACGGTGCCTTTGGTAACAAGTGGTTCTACTTCTATGATCCGGACATTGCACAGTCTATAACTTTACAGGGGCAAGATCTTATTAAATTCTCAATTAAAGCAGTCAACCATTACTTCTTAGAAAAGTGGCACCTAGATACTGAACTACATGAGACACTTGGTCTATCAAAATATGTCATAACTAAAGTAGAAGACGAAGCTGCGATCTATACTGATACTGACTCTATTTATGTTCAATTCGATTCAGCTATTGACTCTATTCAAGGTGCAGACTTCACTAAGGATGAGATAATGTATCTCTGTATCAACATAGATAGATATCGTCTCTCTAGTTATTTTGATCAGTGTTTTGAGAAATACGGTAAAATTTTTAACACTCAAAATCGTCTTAAATTTAAGTTAGAAAATCTTTCAGAACATGGAATTTGGTTAAAGAAGAAGAACTACACAATTAAAGTAGCATATGAACCTAATCCAAATTACGAAATTATACCTAAAGAGAAAAGATATTTAGTGATAAAGGGCTTAGAGCCAATAAAAGGTTCTTATCCTATTTGGGCTAGGCGAAACCTAGTCACGCTTACTGAATTTATCTTAGAGCGAGGAAAGCGACTTAATATCGAAGACGATATCATTCCTAAATTACAAGCGCTTAAAGATGAAGCAAAGACTTTGACTATCGATGACCTTTCATTTAACTACAATATTAGAGTATATGAGAAGTATGTGACTAGCGAGGCCAGACTAGAAATTAAAAAAGGTATCTCAATATATCCTAGAGCATCTGTGTACTATAATCATCTTTTAATAAAAACCGGTTTAATCAACAGGTATCCTAAAATTAGAGAAAAGGGCAAGATAAAGTTTTATTATTGCTCAGAAAACGATAATGGCTTTGATGTATTTGCATACGTACCTGGTTCATTTCCAGCAGAGATAGCAATGCCTATGGATCTAGACTCTCAATTCTTTACTCTAATCGTTGAACCTGTAAATCGTCTACTTACTTCAATGAGGATGAGTTCACTAGACCCAAACCTAAAGAGAGCAGTTGCAGTAGTTAAAGCAAAAGGTAAAAAAGCAGAAGACGATGCTAACCTATACCCTTTATATTTAGTCAATCAAGATTCTTTAGAACATGAAGAGGTTCCTGAAAAATTTTGGAGAATACTAGGAAACCCAGACGCTGACGTATGTGAGGCAGATTTTCCAGAGTACTTAACCATTTTAACAAAATACGGACTAGACACAATAGTTGTCCCAAAAATGGAGCTTGAAAAGTACATAAAAAGATTGACTAAGAAGAAGGAAAAAGGCATGGAAGTTGAAGACCTAGTTGAAGAAGAAAATGTTTGATTTTTTAGTGAGCTACAGCATACATGATTTTGTAAAGGACCTGCTTAAGAAAAAGTTTCCAGGTTCCAATTTAAAACAACAGATCTTTGATGCTGGTGATAAGCTAAATTTTGCCTGCCCCTTTTGTGGTGACTCAAAGAAGGACCCTAAAAAGAAGAGAGGTAATTTATATCTTACTACTCATACGTATAAGTGCTACAACGACGGGTGTGGAGCAAAAGCTGATCTTACTGGGTTTGTCTCAGCATTCGCTGGTAAATATTCACTAGGTATTCCATCCATAGCTAACGAAAAACCAAAGTTTGAATTGTTGACTCGCTCTAAGAAGAGAGGATCGCTGTTTGAGAAATTCATTAGCTTGAATGCAGGTTCCCAATTAATGAAACTTACAGATTTAGCAGAAAGGTTTTCCTTAAAGCCATGTTCCGAAGCTAAAGGCGGCTCTGCAGTCTACGATTTTATAGAATCTAGAAACCTTGATGTATTGCCCGACTTTAATAAGATAGCTTATTTTGATTCCAATGACGATAAGGTATTTCTTTTTAACATAGACTATAAGTCAGACAGGGTATTGGGATTTGCAATTAGACGACTTGGAGAATCATATGGTCCCAAGTATCTGATAAAGAACTATGCTGAGTTTAATAAAAATGGTCTAATAAAAGGTATGAGTCCAGAAGTAATACACGAAGTCGATTCCCTAAATAATTATTTTAACATTCTTAATGTCGATTTTACAAAAGATGTGATCGTCACAGAAGGTCAGATAGATTCCTTGTTTATTTTTAATTGTGTCGCTACTACTGGTGTCTCAAAGAGTGGTTTGTTGTTGGAAAATCTACTTACCAAAAGAAATGCCAAGATCTTTTTTGACAACGATTTGGCAGGAAAAAGACAATCTATTGAGTTAATCAAAAAAGGATACTCTGTCTTCCTTTGGTCCAAATTTATTTCTGACCTGGCTAAGACTTACTCAAGTAATAGAATACAAATCAAGTTAATTAAAGACATTAATGATGCTTATTCTATGCTCGTAAAGATAGATAAAAAGACAAGCATAGAGTCTTTTAATGTTCTTATAAACAAGTATTTTTCTGACTCTGAGTTAGACATGCTTTTTATATGAATCTAAAAAAACGTTAAGGAATGGAACTAAGTAAATATCTAACAATCATAATTCCTTGTAAGAACGAGAAGAGTATTATCCAAAAGACACTCGACCTGTTAAACTATCAAGCCGATATGAACAACGTAAAAGTTGTTGTGTGCGATGCATCAAATGATGGAATTACAAAAACTGAGCTATTGAATAGAGTAGAGTACAAATACTCCAATGATATATTTGATTTACAGTTAGCTGAAGGCGGTCTGCCTGCACAAGCAAGAAACAATGGGTTTAAAATAGTAGATACACCATATGTCTTGTTTATGGATGCTGACGTCTTTATATTGGACCCTAAGTGTATCAAGAGAGCATTTTTAAAAATATACAAAAATAAATTAGACTTAGTTACCACAAAGTTTAGAAGCGATAATGGCAAATATAATTACATATATCGCCTTTTTGATATTCTACAAATCATTTCAAAGTGGTCTACTCCTTTTTGTTTAGGTGGATTTATGATGGTGAATTCTGATAGATTTAGAGAACTTAAAGGTTTTGATGAAGAGATCAAAGTTGCTGAAGATTATTATTTCTCAAAACAAATTAAACCTAAAAAATTCGGAAGGATAAACAATATTGTGTTCACACCACCAAGACGATTTGAAAACAAAGGATTATTCTATATGGTCAAACTTTTTTTCGGTTCATTTTTCAATCATAACAATAAGGAGTATTTTACACAAGATAAAAATTATTGGTAATCAAAATTAGTATTAAAAAATAAGTAAAAATGAAAGCTTGGAAAACCGTAATTATGAGCGACCTTCATTTGGGTGCAAGACAATCTCAAACTGATAAGATATTAAAGTTCTTAGAGGAAAACGAGATGGAAACCCTAATCTTAAATGGAGATATAATTGATGGTTGGGCTATTAGAAGTAATGGCAAATGGACAAACGACTGTACCAAAATAATTAGAAAAATAATAAAGTTGTCGGAGGGTGCGACCAAAGTAATCTATATTCGAGGAAATCACGATGACTTTCTAAAAGACTTTATCCCATTCAAGTTAAACAACATTAAAATTGTTAGAATGTATAATCATGTTGGTGTAGATGGTAGAAATTACTATTGTTTTCATGGAGATGTATTAGACTTTATTATCATGAAAGCAAGATGGTTAGCAGTAATCGGTGGCTGGTCTTACGATTTAGTCATCAAGTTAAACACGATCTATAATAGAGTTAGAAAAACATTTAATTTAAAATATCATTCACTTGCAAATGACATTAAGCAGTCGGTGAAAGGAGCAATCAATTTTGTTTCTGACTTTGAGATGGGCGCACGTGGCCTAACTAAAGAAAAAGGATACGATGTTGCAGTATGCGGCCACATCCACCAGCCTAAGCTTGAAGAAGACTACATGAACTCTGGAGATTTTTGTGAAAACTCAACATGTCTAGTCGAAGATAAGAAAGGAAAATGGAAGATCTTAACTATCTAAATCTCTTGTTATTATAGGAGATAAATAATCAAAAAATAAATCTTATGAATAAAATCATGTCACTAAGACAATTCTCTTCTAAAAAAATCAACGAGGACGAGTCTGCAGAAGAGATGATAGTTGTTGACACTGCATTATTAGATGAATTAGTTGAGCTAGTCGGTTCTGAAGAAGAAGTTGAGCAGGCTGCAATAGCTGCTCATGCTGAATTGGAAGAGGCATTTAATAACGAGGACCTTGAATTATCTGAAGAAGACATTCCTGAAAACCTTGCAGTCGCTTCTCTAGTATTAAAACTGGTTGAGCTTGGTTCTCTTGATCCACGGGATGCAGACGAGTTGATTGCAAAATACATAGGTTAAGTTTATGGCAAAGGAGAAAAGAGACATCCACGACTTTTTAAAGCCACAAAATGGCAGGGTCAAACAGGGATATTTTACTCCACAAAATCCAGACAAGTATACTGGCGACCTTACTAAAATAATTTACAGGTCAAGCTGGGAGCTAAAGTTCCTCGTGTACTGTGATAATAACGATAGTGTTATTGAATACGCATCGGAGCCAGTCGGCATACCTTATTGGAATCCTATACTTAAGAAAGAGTGTACCTATTGGATCGACTGTTATATGGCGACCAAGAATCTAGAAGGAAAGATAACTAGGTGGTTGATTGAGATCAAGCCTAACAAGTACTTGAGCCCACCGGAAGAACCCAAGCGACTTACTGAAAAACAGACCTTAAATTACGCTAGGCATGCTAAACAGTACTTGATAAACACTTCAAAGTTTAAGGCAGCTCAGGTGCATGCAGATAAAAATAAAATGAGATTCGGTATAATAACTGAAAACTTTCTATTCAATAAGGTGTAAAAGATATCGTGAAGACTTTTAAAGATATAAAAAAAAACGACGGGCGGCTTACTTTTGAGCAAGTTGCAGAAAAAGGGACTAATACAAATAGGTCAAGCCTTTTACCTGGAAGATTTTATCAGTTCACTATAGTCCCACCCGCAGTAGATATGAACGCTGAATTCATATCAGCATATACTAGAGGTAAGAATTATATTGACCTAAATCCAATCGGTCTGGTTTTCTTTCACGAAAACTGGCAGGAAAAGATTATTATGTTAGACTTAAGAGTAGTACCGCCACCGATATTAGAAAAGATACTTCATATCTATTGGAATTTTTCCTTGAAACACGGGTTAAGTAATCTCTTTGATACTACCGGCAAGCTTCGTCCTTTGGCTGAGAGACAAGTAATAGACCAAAAGTTCTATATGATTACACCGAGTCTGCTCTCAGAACTATCGGGTGCAGATAATCTTTATTACGCGATAAATAAGTATAGCATGGACGATATCAGTTCAGCTAGATTGATTGACTGGAACCGGTTTGGAATGTTAGTCAATCCTAGGCTTTCTGATAGAGGTTTATTGCCGAGTCCTATAAACTTAGCTAAGGTATACGAGGACTTTTTAACAAATTCATTAAACAGATAACTATATGGCTGGATTTTTAGACACATTAAAAGGAAGAACTGGAGGAGCTTTGGCCAGTTTAAGTAAGTTTGGTACTCGCCATGAGGATCTTCTCTTAAAAAACTCACAAGCAATCGGATTTATTGAGGGTCAGCTACAGGCTAGAAGCTCTAGGCTAAGCTCCAATGACGAGTTGATGAAGTTTTCAATGGCTATTGCTGATACTACTTCTCAGCTAAGAACAAAAGCTATTGCTTTTTTTCAGTTAGATTATGTAGTTAAGAGAGAGCGCCTACGGGATGTTGCATCAAATGGAGAGATAGAATTCATCTTAGAAACAATAGTCGATGACATGGTAGTCTATGATGAAGAGGCAAGGTTCGCCTATGCAAGAGATATGACAGGCAAGCTTCTATACAGAGGAAACACTAAAGAAGATCGTTTACACTACCAAGAATCTGTGATTAATAAATACAATGATAACTTTGAAAAGATCTATACTGCTTGGGGATTCGGTGAAGGTATCGCTGCTTGGCAGTACGCCTTTCAATTCTTAGTAGAAGGTCACCTTTCTTTTGAGATCCTATATGATAACTTAGAAAAACCAAAGGAGATAATAGGTTTTAAAGAGATAGATCCTGCAAGCATCGCTCCTCAACTACAGAAGGATCCTAAAGGCAAGCTTTTCTTACAGTGGGTACAGTACGATCCAAACAGCGGTTCAACTAGAATATTGAATGATTCACAAATAATATACTTATCTTATGCCAACCATTTTAGGACAAAGCGAGTAAGTTTTGTAGAGAGATTAATTAGGTCATTCAACTTATTAAGAATCATCGAGCATAGTAAAGTAATTTGGCACGTAATGAATGCACCAATTCGTCTAACCACTACTGTTCCAATCGGGAGTAAAAGCTTTCAAAAGGGCCAAGAAGATGTTCGTGAGTTTTTAAACCTGTTTAAAGAAGATATCAGTTTCAATGGAGATACTGGTGAATTAAGCGTTGACGGTAAACCCAACATTCTTTTCTACAAGAATTATGTTATGCCAATAAACGATCAGCAACAGCAGATAAAGATAGAGGCTCTACAAACACCTGGACCAAACCTTTCTGGTTCAGAACTACTTAACTACTTCTATAAGAAGTTGAAGATGGATTCTAAAATTCCTTATTCTCGTTGGGAAGGACAGAGTGGAATGGGTGCATTTACCCTTAATGCTGAAGGTATAACTAGAGAAGAGGTAAGATACCAAAAATTCATTAGACGATTAAGATCAGCTTTTTCTGAATTATTAGTAAAGCCTTGGTATCTGCAAATGTGTTTAGACTTTCCTGAGCTTGGTGATGACTATAAATTTAACAACGCAATAGGTATTAACTACAACAATGATAATATCTTTGAAGAGGCTAAGCAGAACGATATTGAAGCAAAACGTATAGCTGCATTCCAAGCCAAAAAAGGAGTCATGAAAGACGATGGCACACCATTCTTCTCTACTGAATACTTAGTTAGAAAAGAGCTTAAGCTTACTGAGAGTGAGATTGAATCAAACCAGCAGTGGTTTGATCAAAAACTTGAAATTGAAGCTGAAGCAGCAGCTGCTGCACCAGCCGCACCAGCCGCACCGCCAGCAGCAGGAGGAGCCGCACCAGCCGCAGCAGGAGCCGCTGCAGAAGCAGGCGGTAGCGAGACCAAAGAAGGAGGAGAAGTAGGCGCAGCTGGTCAACTTTAACAGTTGATAGTTTAGTTGTATTATAATCTAAAACTATATTTATGAAATCACCATTAGACATGGCTCAAGAGCTATCTGATATTCCTAAGGCTGTTTATGACAATCAGTTAGAGCTCATTGAAACAAACGACTTAGTAGAGTCAAACGAAAAAGCTATCACCGAGCTTGAGATTGAAATAAAGTCACAAGTCTTAAATGCAGTAGACGATGCTGGAAAAAAGACTTACACTAATGACGAAGCCAGAAAAATGGCATTCATTAGCGACTGTAACGACAGTGCAGACTACTGCAAGTTGATTGCACTACGTTCTGATCTTTCTAAGCAGATACAAATCAAAAGAAGCAAGATTGAGATGTTAAGTAATCAACAAAGAAACTTACGACTTTTTATTCAATATTTTTCTGGGATAGATTCAAATACTTCTTTTTCTTAACTGCATTAAAAGCTCTTAATCGTAAAAGGCAGCAATCTTCTCCTTGATCTCAGGGATGTCTATTAACAAAACTAAAATATCTCTATTTGAAACTGTGTCTGGATATAGAGAAGGCTCAATAGTAATTCTTCTTTTTCTAGTTTCACTCACATAGCTATAGATTTGATCTTGTGCTGCTCTACTTAGACTTACTGGATCCACGTTAAATTCAAATAAGTAATTATCTAAATTTAAACCAAAGTTAGATTCTCCTAAGACCTCGCCTTTTCTAGTAAAGATAGTCATCATTATCTGTTGAATAGTTGCTTCAAGGTCGTCAGTTACCTCTATCTTATTGGCTTGGAATTTAGGATCGTTTTGATCCCTAAAATATATGTCCCTAAGTTGTGCCATCTTCTTCTTTTTTTATTGTCTGTGTAAGAACATCCAGTCAGCTGTGTTCTCGCCTTTCATCATAGTTAACACAGTCTCCATTTCTTTTTCAGCAGTAGTCACTACGTTTTGATAGTTAACAGTTACTCCACCAGGCAAAGCATAATTAAATGTTTGGAGAAGATGAGATAACCTTACTTTTGCATGTGCACGAACGTATCTTTGAAACAACTCGTCTTCATATAACTTATCTCTATCTAGTTTTTTAAAGACTCTAACTACAGCCGCTGTTGCTGGTGATCTTCCTAATACACCCAATAGCTTAGTGTTTTTGTTATAGTCATATGCGATAGTATCAATTAACATGGCTTTACTTAAGTCTAGAAAGGAAAACATTACTGTCCTGTACATAATACTTTCTCCAATGAAAGGAGTCAAGAATATTTCAGCACCTATAAATTTCTGTTCTGCAAAATCTCGGTCGATTGATCCAAATATAGAGCCGCCTTTTGCCTCCTTAAAATCTACGACAAACTGTACACAGTCAGGTAGTATTATCTGGCGTTTCTTTTTAAATTGAGGGGTACTAAATAATTCCTTTGGAAGTAATAGATACTGAGATTCAACAGCATGTCTCCAGTTGTCATAGAAATAACGACTGTCGTTTTCAAGAATTCTAGTTATTTCTTTTTCAGGTAAAGAATAAGGTAACGCTCCTGAAAAAGTAATCTCATCAATTATATCAGCTATTAGTTCTTGTTCTGTCATCTTGTTTTATTGGTTTGAACCTGGTCCACCACCGTCTTTTTTATCACTAAACCTTACGCTAGATTTATTGATGTCTACCTTAAAGTCAGTATCTCCATTTGATCTACCTAATGCTCTAAGATTCTTCTTACCTATAACTTCATCCTGTTTACCTGCTCTAGCCATTGACTTTTGTAAAACCTCTCCAATGGCCCTCTCTTTAATCTTCTTCTTCCAATCGCTGTGGAATATCATATTCATAGCCCTAGTAATATCTACCTCTTCTAGAGTACCTGAGTACCTACCGGGGTTCCTAGCGGCTTTTTCGTTAGCTAATTCTTGAGCTATAGCAATGATCTGAGTATAGAGTCCAGATAAGGTGCTTTGGACCATACCTTTAAAATTACTAGGGTACACGACTTCTCTAGTCGATTCATTAATGAAATCATTGTATGTCTTTATTTTTCTATTCATCTTAAGAAGTAGCTGGTTGAGTAGGCGCTGCTGGTGTAACTACTTGAGCAGCCTTCGCTTTCAATTCAGTAGCTAATACATTTTGTCTATCTAAAATTGCCTTTTCCCACTGATTTATCTGGTTCTTGTAATCTTGGATTTTCTTAGAAAGATCAGTTAGAGTTTCGTCAAACATTACATCAGTCTCTTCACTAACTACTCCTTCATTAGATGTAGTAAAGTTTGTAAAGTTTTTAATGTATCCCATCAGTTCTTGTTTTTTGTTATTTATTTCTTTTTATTTTTGACTCTAAAAATTCCGCATACGTCATGATTTTTCTTTTCTTCTCTTTTTTAGGATTAGACCCAAACGTACTGGTCAGTCTACCGCCTGCTAAAAAAGGAGAGTTGTTCCAATGGGATGGTACTGATGTACTCGTACCGGCAGTATACATTAGATGATTAAACCTTTTTTCGTCAGGCGATGGGATTAGATGAGTTACATCAGTACCCATGGTGTCGGCACCATACCATTCGTTAGTCGTCCTCATTGATAGTTTTAAATAGCAACTGGTTCTGTTTCTTGTGGAAAATCAAGGTCTGTTGCAGGCTGATCTAGTGAAAAATCAGTAGGTGTTGCTTCAGGTGCTGCAACTGGTGGAAAGTCTAAGTTAGCTTCTTTATCTAAATCAAATTCTTCGCCTCCGTTTACTTCATTTGCTAAAGCTTCACTGTTTGCTTCAATAAAAGTGTTAAGTCCCATACAAACTAATGGGTTTATCTTATCACAACGTTCTATAAATTGAGAAACTGTCAAATTCATTGGATCAAAAGCAGGAAGAGCAGTTTGTTGATTTGCCATTGGGTCAGCCA